ATTAATGCCCTATGCTCCCAACGTCCAAGTTCGGAAGATTAGGGAGCTTTATATGGTTGACAGGGCAGCATACAATAATTGGCAGCCCCCGGCATGGTCCGGGGTGTTTGAGCTGTATTCAAAAAACTGGGTCCGTAAGCATTTCTGGCGGGTCAAGCATTGTATCCCGACCCAGGAGGATGCGCTGCAGGAGTGCGGGGTTGTTTTCGCGCGATGCGCCCGCAGCTATGCTAACGCCAGGCGGGTCAATAACCATGCCTGGTTTATGGCATTATATCAGCGCGCGCTTGCCAATCAATGGAACAGCTTTTCGGTCAAGGATTCCCAACGCCGGGAATTGCTGCTGAATTTTGTCAGTCAGTATGATCTATTTGCGGATGCTTCCAATGAGGAGCATCGGACCGCGGAAGCCTTAGACGCTGCATCGACTAACTGGGGTCCCATGCTGGGGCAATTGCGCAGTAGCGCGGGCGAGCTGCTCGGGGTGCTGGGCACGCTGGTCAATGCCCCTAATGATACGCTGGCAGCGCTGTTTTCTGGCTGCTCCCCGGACCGCCAGCGGGCGCGTATATCCAAGCTCAAGAAGACCGATGATGATTTTGTCATCAATTGCGTCAGGGAATTTATTAGGATGCGCTTGGCTTCCCCTAATAGCATGCTGGACGGACAGGAGCTGTTGCGTGATCTCGCGGCAATCCTTGAGCCTAATGCGGGGTAAGGCAGGTTCCTTTGAGCTGACTTCATTCCACAAAACCTTAATAAGGATGTGGGATAAGGGCAAAACCTATGCGGATATGGTCTCAGCTACCGGCCGGACGAAAGGGTCGGTAGCTGGCGCGCTGACTACCCTAAAAGACAAAAACTATATTACGGCGAAGGATCTGCGCAATCATCGACGCGCGCTGGGGTTGGAACCGGTCAGGGATAAACCCAAGCAGCAAAAAAAGAAGCCTGGACCTCTGGTGACAAGGCTGCCCAAACCTGCCCCAGTCAATAGCTCTAAACGCGTCGTAGCGCTTCCCCGACCGGTTTATCAGCCGGAGAAGCTGGTCAAGCGCGCAAGCATTCCCTGCTGCTGGCCCCTTGGTGATCCAAGGGATAGAGACAATTTTCGCTATTGCGATTCCCCGGAAGTGCCGGTCGGTAAGGTCTATTGCGCAAAGCATGAAGCGCTCTCGCGCGGTAAGCCCTGGGGTAAGAGCATGGGTAGTATATAGCATAACGCTATTGCTCAAACCCGAAAGGTCATCATATGCTCATTTGCTGCACCTAAAGCCAATCGCTGGGCGCTGAACAACGCGGCGGATCGTCTCGCCGTTCGCATCCAGCAACCCGGTATCCACCGAGGACGGAATGTCGGCTTCGTGAACCGTTATTGTGGAACGGTCATCGAAATAATCCCATCCATCCCATGCACCACGTGACGATGCTTTTGGCTGTGAAAAATAACGGCTCATGTGAAGCGCCTTGTGTCAGAGTTTGGCGCGGACAATCCTCACACCTAGTTTTGTCCGTTGGGTAGCCATAGGGCGGGCATCCTTCGCACAAATTAACAGTTGAACGGTTCCGCTTACACGCTTCCACAACCGCGTGGTCAGAGACAATGTTTTTCAGGCGGTTGGCTAGGTGGGTGGCGTGACTGACCCTGTGCCGAGGGTTAATTTCGTTCAATTCTTCAAGCTCATTCGCAATGCGCAGCACGGAAGCTCGCATTTTGATTACCGCCGAGATCGCGTCGCCGCTCGTCATGTGGCCTTCCTCTCAATAAATTCTCGCGCCGCAAAAAGTTCGTGCATTGCAAGGCGCTGCTGGTGGCTGGCGGCATCAAATAGCCGGGACGGCCCTCGGTTGATCTCATCAACACGAGATAGCCTCGCAAGCCGAAGGCGTTCATATCGTGGACTCCTTTATCCAGGCGTCGGTGGTGACTTTACAGGCACACGGCGGATCAAGTCTGCACGGCGGACCTGGTGTGCACGTGTTGATGCGCTGGGTGTTGTGCAGCATAGCGGTCTCAAGTTTGACAATGCGTTCTTGGGCCGCGTCCATGTCCCATTCGTATTGAGTAAGCGAAGGATCGCCTGCGAACACGCTCATAATTCGTCCTTTGTGTCAGTTGGGTGTTGGCGGCGAAATTCTGAAAGCGTCATCCGCAAAATGCCGGTAGCGTCCGGCGTTTCGCCGCTTTCGACCGGATGTTGCACGGTCCACTCCCAGCCAGCGTCCTCGTTGAAGTATCGCCAGCCCTTGGTATTCCCGCGTGGCGACGGCGCATGAGCGCTCATATCGTATCCTTTGCGTCTGCGGCGGCCTCCTGGCGCATTCGCCAGTCGCGCAGCCAGTAAAAGAATTTGGTACGGCTGATGTACGGTTTCAGCCGCCTAGCAATCTCGTTCATCTCCAAAGGCGGAACCTCGGCCAGTAATTTCAACGCTTCGGCTTCGATCTCCGGCGTCATCTTGTCCCGTCGCCCCGGTACGATCCCGCGCTCGCGGCTGGCTTTCTGACCGGCCAAGGTGCGCTCTATAATCAAGTCCCGCTCCATCTGAGCGAAGCCCGCCAAGATCGTAATCATCAGCTTGCCTATGGCCGTCCGCCCGTCCAGGCTTTCGGTAAGGCTGATAAGCACCACGTCCCGGTCACTGAGGCGCTTAATCATCTCAAGCACGTCAATGACCGACCGGCCTAGACGATCCAGCTTCCACACTACCAGCGTATCGCCGGGCCGCAGCGCCTTCATCGCCGCCCTCAAACCAGGCCGGTCAAATTTTGATCCGCTGGCCTGGTCCGAGTAAATCTGTTCTCGATCCACGCCGAATTTGACCAGCGCATCCATCTGCAAATCTAGCTTCTGGTCGCCCGTCGAAATTCTTGCGTAGCCGATTTTTGGACGGGTCTCATCTCTCATGATCTATTCGTACAACATTTATGAGAGAAGGGCAATAAAATTGATGGACTTATTGTTGGACTTGTGGCATAAAGTCCAGTATTCCAGCAAAGGGCGCTGGGCTTAACTAATGCCTAATCCACTTAGAAAAAAGCGAAAATAATTGTCGCGGACGTCTTGCGTCGGGTAGCGAAGTATAGAAGAAGACTGATGCTACCCGACTAGCATCAAATCCCATAACCTTTTATGGAGCATACCAATGGCCAAAGCCCCCGTCAAGAAAGCAGCAGCGCCGGCGCCCGCCCCCGAGCCGGAAATTGTCAAAGAGATCGCCTCGGAGCCGGAAACCGCTGCGCAGAGTGAGCCTTCGCATTTCGACCATTTGGTCGATGCTGCCCGCTCGGTCGATGCCAAGTTTGCCATGCCGCATGCCAAGGAGGCCGAGCAGGCTTTCTACAAGCGCTTGCTGGGTGTCGTTGCTGAGGTCCCAGATGAGGTCTGGAATGCCCTCCCCGAGCCGGCGCAGGTCTGGTTCAATGATGCGGCCGCATCGGTTGAGGCCAATAAGCAGATCGCCGTCCTGGAGGGCTATGCTTCGCGGCCCATGCCGGAAGCGCCGGCCGATGCAGCGCCCAAGGCCGCCCACGGCGCCGGTTTGGTTGCCTATCGCGCGAAGGTTGCGGCGGAGAAAGCCGCAGGGACCTATGTTGCGCCGGCCAAAAAGGAAAAGCCTGCCAAGGAGCCGACCGTCAAGGGTCCGAGCCGCATCTCGACCATCCGCGAATATGCGATCTTGAATCCCAAGGCGACCAACGAGCAAATCCTTGCCCATCTGGCCACCGTCGGCCTGGGGGAGACCAATCCCGCGACGGTATCCATCACCGCCGGCGGCGCCCGCGCTGCGATGGATTTCATCAAGGCCAGCGGCCATTGGAAGGACTAATCTTCCGGCTTTACTAAACAATGAAAGGGGGCTTCGGCCCGCCTTTTTTTATGGGTATAATAAAGCCTTGGACATGGAGGACCCTATGAGCATTGCGGACGAACAAAAGACCGGAAAAACGCCCATGGCCGAAATTACCTACGGCAGCCGCATCAAAGACAACGACCCCAGAATGCCAAACCGCGTCCTTCAAGTTACCGGGTTTGAAGGCGATTACGTGTTCGCTTCCATCCGGGCAGGCCAGAAGAACCGCCTTACCAAAATTCGCAAAGACCGCATCCACACAGACGGCAAGCCGCGCCGCTCTGGCTGGTTGCTTATCGAATCCACCTAACCCCCGAAAGGCCACGGCCATTTTTATCGCGCCAATCCAGCATATTGAAGCCATCGAAAACGCCGAGGCGGATGCTGCGCTTATCGCTTGGGGGCACAAAATGGGGCCGTGCAAAAGGCCAATGGGAACACTGGTTTCTCACGGCATGTTTGCGCATGGCAAATTGGTGGCGTTGACCGTGACCGCCGATCTGGTGGCAGCAACCGCCGCCGGCATGACGCGTGAAGAGGCAATAGAGCTTGCCCGGCTTTGTGCGTCTCGGCCCGACCTATGCCGCCCCATGCTGCGTCTGTGGCGCGAGTTTGTGTTTCCGTGCTTCGGTAAGCCATGGGCTGTCAGCTATCAGGATGAAGCACTGCACACCGGAAACGTGTACCGCTTTGATGGCTGGGTGCAGCTGCGCAAAAATTGCCGAAGCGGCACCGATAAACGGAGCAACCGGAAGGGTCGCACCAAGACTGTTTGGGGCTGGCACGCTGACGCGGGTATGCGTAGCGCGGTCAATCTCGCCGCCTGAGTCCTAGAAACCCCCTGGAGCCGACATGAAGACGATTTACCGCATCGACGGCAAAGACTTTGAAACGCAAAGCAAGGCGGTTGATTACGTGGCAGCCACGTATTTCCCTGGCGCCGAGAATATTGGCACGGAAAAAGAGCCGGACCGTGACGGTTTTAACATTTCGGTTTTTGACGAGGAATCGGACGCCGAACCCGTCACCGTTTTTATTGTCGAAAGCTGATGGTTGCATACTACAACGAAATTGAGCCTTATGCCGTGCAATGGTTGCGAAATTTGATTGCGGCCAATGTTATTGCACCGGGAATTGTCGATGACCGATCTATTCGAGACGTTCAACCTGCCGACCTTGAAGGCTTCACACAATGCCATTTCTTCGCCGGCATTGGCATCTGGGCATACGCGCTGCGCCAAGCTGGTTGGCCCGACACCCGACCTGTTTGGACAGGAAGCTGCCCCTGCCAACCATTCAGCGGGAATGGCGCAAAGCGCGGGTTTGACGATGAACGGCATCTTTGGCCCGATTGGGAGCGCCTCATCCGCGAGTGTAAGCCTGACACAATCTTTGGTGAGCAAGTTGATAGCCAGTATGGAAGGTCATGGCTCGACCTTGTATGCGTTGACCTGGAAAGAAGTTCTTACGCCGTCGCGCCGGCCGCTCTATGCTCTGCGGGCGTCGGCGCTCCCCACATCCGACCGCGGTTGTATTGGATGGCCCACGCCGAGAGCGGAGGACGCGGAGAGTACGGGGTTCAGCGCGAAGCGCCTGGCGGCCGGCAAGCGGCCGGACAACCTGCACTCGGTGACGCGCCTTTTAGTCCCTGGGAAGATGTTGAATGGGTTGAATGTCTCGACGGAAAACGGATGCCGTTTGAACCCGGCTCATACCCGCTGGCTGCAAGGTATCCCGGCGCAGTGGGCGAGTTGCGCTCCTACGGGAACGCGGTTAACGCCGTGCTGACGCGCGAATTTATCGCTGCCGCGATGGAGTGCCTACCCTGAGTCCACCTAACCCCGATTTCTCTTATTGATGGCTTTGGCCTGGGGCTTGGCCCTAGCGCTGCCGCTGACATAGCGCAGGTTTATCTGGAGCAGGAGCGCAAGGTCAATATGGGCTATCCCAAGCGCTTTAGGCCTGGGGGCCTTTTCGGGAAGATGCATAATGGGCATAAGGCCCCCTGCTCCATCCCGCAATTCAAGTATTATTCGGTCATAGGGGACAACCCGATTGCCTGGGCGGTGCTGGGTTTTGCTGGTGGGACTAGAGGATTGACAAGCTATTACTGTATGAACGCGCAGCGCCAGCGGGATAATATCAAAACTTTTGTTTTTGATCCCAGCCCGGCGGCTCAGATTACCGATGCGTATGCTCGGACCTATGCAACGCTGCAGGAGGCCACCGGTGGTTGAGCTATCAGACTATCATGCTTTTTTGCAGGCAAAACAGCCGAAAGTCGGTAGTTTCGGCTTTGATCCAGCTCCGATGAATCCAGCTTTGTTTGATTTTCAGCAAGAGGTTACTGCTTTTTGCATCAAGAAAGGGCGCGCAGCTTTATTCCTGGATACCGGTCTCGGCAAATCACTTTGTATCCTGGAATGGTGCAAGCAAATGGCTGCGTTTGGTAATGGATATGCGCTTATTTTAACCCCGCTTGCAGTTGCAAAGCAATTTGAACGCGAAGCTGCGAAATTCGGATTTAATGCGCGGGTGGTCAGGCATGCAAAAGAGGTAAAACCGGGCATAAGTATCTGCAACTATGATCGTCTTGATCTACTTGATCCGAGTGTATTCGGATCGGTAGCGCTGGATGAGTCATCAATTCTGAAATCTCAATATGGTAAGACCAAAAATGAATTGGTTAGGGTATTTGCTGAGACTCCATTTAGATTGTGCGCGACTGCGACTCCCGCACCAAACGATCATAGCGAGCTAGGCTCGCATGCTGAGTTCCTCGGCATCATGTCTGGCATGGAAATGTTATCACGTTGGTTTATAAATGATACTGCCCAAGCATCCCAGCAATGGCGCTTGAAAAAATCAGCGCAAGAGAGCTTCTGGGATTGGGTTACTAGCTGGGCCAGATGCGCTTCCTCTCCCGCAGACCTCGGATATGATGGGAGCGCCTTTGTGCTGCCTGAATTGAAGATAATTCGGCATAAGACTATAGGTGATACTCGCGCGGCTATCGGAGGATTATTTGCAGGCAATTTCGATGCGACTGGCATTCATGCAGTAAAGCGAACAACCTTAACCGCGCGGGCCAAAGAAACAGCCAAGCTGATCGAGCAAGCTCCGGATGAACCCTGGATTATTTGGACCGATACCGATTATGAAGCGGAAGCATGCAAAGCAATCATTCCTGGACTAGTTGAGGTCAAAGGCGCAATGACGATCGAGGCCAAAGAAAGCGCTATCGAACGCTTTCTTTCAGGCAAAACAAAATTACTGACCAAGCCATCAGTTTGCGGTGCAGGCCTTAATTTTCAGCATTGCAGAAAAATGATCTACGTTGGAAGGTCATTTTCTTATGAAGCATTTTACCAATCAGTTCGGCGATGCTGGCGCTTTGGGCAAAAGCGTCCTGTAGAAGTGCATCTCATCGTTGCTGAGGGTGAAGATCAAATTGGACGAGTCATTGATCGAAAGTCCGCTGACCATGATATCATGAAATTAGAAATGCGCGCGGCCGAACAGCGCGCCAAAGGTTCAACTGCGGTTCGCCGCGTTAGGTATATCCCTGCATACAAAGGAAGGTTCCCCGAATGGTTACGCGGCGCATAAATACAAAAGAGGTCGATTGCTTGGCTGATGCTCATGGCAAAGATTGGTCCGCCTATCATGCCGATTGCGTGGAATTTGCCAAGCATATGCCGAGCAATAGCATAGATTTTTCAATATATAGTCCACCTTTTGCCTCCATATTCGTCTACTCGAATAGCGAGAATGATATGGGTAACTGCGCGGATGATGCAGAATTTAAGGAGCATTATCAATTCTTGGTAAATGAAATGTTTCGAGTCCATAAGCCAGGAACGCTATCGGCGGTCCATTGCTCCGATCTTCCATCTACCAAATGGAGGGATGGCGAAATCGGCCTGAAGGATTTTATGGGGGATATAGTATCCGCACATCTTGCAGCCGGCTTTATCTTACATAGTCGCGTAACGATCTGGCGCGATCCGGTGGTCGAGATGACCAGGACCAAAGCACTCGGTTTGCTTTATAAGCAGGTCATCAAGGATAGCTCGCGTTCCCGCGTCGGGATGCCTGACTATCTTTGCGTATTTCGCAAGCCAGGCGAGCGTTATAAACCTGTTTGGCATTCCGGAGTCAGCTATGAAAAAGTGATTGCGGATTATACCGGAGCGGTCACCTATGAATCCCGCAATATGATGCCGGACGGACGCGTGCCAATAACCACTGATTTTGGCTTTAGCGTTGATCAATGGCAGCAGCTCGCTTCTCCGGTCTGGATGAATATCAATCAAACGCGAACCATTAATTCTGAAAAGGGCATGGCATTGCCCCGGTCGGAAGCGGAAGAACGTCATTTATGCCCGCTGCAGCTTGACGTTATTGAGAATGCGCTTTTCCTTTGGAGCAATAAGGATGAAGTGGTTTTCTCTCCTTTCATGGGAGTTGGCAGCGAAGGGGCCATGAGCATTCGGCATAAGCGCAAATTCATTGGTACTGAGCTGAAAGAAAGCTATTGGAACCAGGCTTGTCGGCACCTTCAAAAAGAAGCCGAAAAACCCAAAGGCTTCTTTGATTAAATCTGCATATAAGGAGTTTGTAAAATGCTAAGCCAGGATTTCGCTGCCCTCATTTCCCCCTTTAAGCAAATCGCAAACCGCGCTGCGCTGTCGGCCACTTACCGCTCCCTGGAGCTGTCGGAGAAGACCATACGCGGCTGCAGCGGTTTTGCCATGATGGAGGTGCATGGGGATTTTGGCATCCCGGCAGGCAAGCCCTTCTATGTCGATGCGCTCAGCTTCATTGCGGTGGTGGGGTCGCTGCCGCGCGATCAGGAGGTCAAGCTGGCCCTGATCGACGGGGTATTTGAATGGTCCTGCGGCTCTGCCAAAGGGCGGCTGGCGCTGGCCTCCATCGACAACATGCCAAAGATTTCCCATGCAAATTCCCCGACGGCTTGGGTCCCGGTCGCTGAATTCAAAGCAGCGCTGCAGCTTGGGACCATCTCTTGCGGCAGCGAATCACTGGCATCGGTTGGCCTCTATGGGGTCGTCATTGATAACCGGGATGATCTTTGCATCTATTCGAGCGACAGCGCGACCGTCTCCGCTTGCTGGGTCATGGAGGGCGGGTTGGATGCGCCGGCGCTCATGGTGCTTTCACCGGAAGCGGCTTTGCTGCTGGCAACCCTGGTACCCCTGGGCGGGGATAAAGCCAAGCTGGAATTTGACGAGACCAGCATTTACTACCGCGATGGGACGCGCCGGGCGCTGATCAAGCAGCTTGCCCCGCTTAAGCATGACATCGCAACTTTGCTGAGCGAATATGGGTTGGCGGAAACCGCGGTCGATCTGCCGGTGGAACGGGTAAACTCGTTTATCAAGCGTATCGGCGCCATCGCGGAAAGCAAGAAGACCAATTATGTTTTGGTCGGCGCCAGCAAGGGAAAGCTAACCATGAGCTTCTCGGACGGGATCGCGTCCAGCGAGGAATACTATTTGGTCGATGAGCTGGAGGTACCGGACTTACCGACCATTAAGCTGGACGCGGTCAAAATGGGTCGCGCGCTGCAGCATATCCAGCGCATCGCTTTGGATCATATCGAGCGCGGGGTCTTAGTCTTGCACGGCGATGACCCGATGTTCCAATACATCCTTTCGGGTAGTCAGGGCTGATGCCTAGCCGGCTCGTCATGCTTTGCTTTCGCTGGGAATGCCGGCTGATCACCTATGCATGTCGGCACCATATCGCAAAATATAGGCTGCGCTTGATCGGGGTCCTGCTGCGGATTCTAGCTAAGGTAGAGTAATGGGCTTTTTTGTCGCCGAGGAAGACCTCCCCGCTGCAGTACCTAAGCGGGCAAAGGCCAATACCGCAGCAGGATCCAGAAAGACTTTTAAGAGCGGGGGGATTGGCTGCGATAACTGCTCGCTTAAGCAGGTGTGGCCGTCCATCTTATCCGCACGCATGCCCATATCCGGCAATCTTAAAGACCCTGACGTGCTGGTCCTGGGCGGGCAGACCGGGCTGTTCGACGACCAGAAGCGCAAGCAATTTGCGCATGACCCCAAAGACCCGGAGAGCTTCAACAAGCTGCTGCATGATGCCATCCCCAGACGGGACTTGGACCGCATAGCCTATCAGAATTTGATCCGCTGCTACAATGGGCGAGAAGCGGCCGGCCAGATGGCCAATGCGCATGCGTGCCATATCCATCTTAGCGCCGAGCTAGAGCAGCTTCCGATCAAGCATATCCTGGGCGTGGGGGATATTGCGCTGCAATACTTTGCGCCTGGCCAAAGCATCACCGAGGTTTATGGTACTCGCATCCCGATCAAGCTGCAGGACAAGACTTATTGGTATTGGCCGGTCTTCGACCCCTTCTATGTCGCGTCAAAGAAGCGCAGGTTTGATGATGGACAGGTCGCTCCGGTCTTCCGCGCGGACATCCGCAAATTCTTTGCTGATTGCGACAAATGGGGCAACCCGGTCGTCCATAGCTTTTCAGGCAAAGATGTCCTGCTCCCGCAAAGCCTGGATGAAGCCCTGGATTTGCTGGATCAGATGGAAGACCCGCTGGGGGTGGATATTGAGTCCAATCAAAAGCTGAAGCCAATGATGATCGGCGCACGCATTACGACCGCGGCTTTTAGCGATGGCAAGATCACCTTTGCATTCCCCATCGACCATGAAGAGGGTAAGACCGACTGGGGGTTAGAGCTGCTGCTTACGGTCGTCGCAACCCGACCATGGATCGCGCATAATGCGGGTTTTGAATACCTTTGGTTTCTCTATTTTGCAAAGAAGCTGGGGCTGCCTACCGACTTTGCACCATTGCATGATACCCAGGCTTTGGCCCGCTGCTACCATAACCGGGAGACCATTGCGGGCCTGGATGTGGTCAGCCTGGTGCATCTGGGCATCGACATAAAGACCTTATCCAATGTCGTCGCATCCCGCATCAATGACTTTCCGTTGTCCGAAATCCTACCTTACAACGGCCTGGATGCGCTGGCATCGGCCTTGGTTTACCGCAAACCCTATATGCAGCGCATAGCGGCCAACGACAGCAACTATGCGCGCTTCAACGAGGCCGCAATCTCGACTGCTTACATGGAATTAATGGGTCTACCGGTCGATCTGGGAGCAAGCGCTGAGCTTCTTGCGCAATGGCGGGCCGCCAGCCAGGACGCTGTACGAGATGTCCCGCATATCTATGAGGTCCGCAAATTCGAGGAGGAGCGTCAGAAAGAATTCAATCTGGCCTCCTCACGCGATGTTGGGGACGCGCTGGCCATCTATGGCAAAATCCCACTACCCAGGACTGCACAGCAATACTCCACGTCAGATGAGACCCTGCAAAATTTTTGTCCCGATCATCCGCTGGCCAAGGCAGTCTTGGCCGGACGCAGCGCTGATAAAATGATCTCGACATATATCGAGCCATGCGAGCAGGTCCCTACTCTCTACTATGACGGGCTGCTACACCCAGGCTACACCTCGCTTTTGACAGCGACGACCAGGCTTTCCAGCAATGGCCCAAACATCCAGAATTTCCCCAAGCGCAAGCATAAGGAGCTTCGCCGGCAAGTCGTTCCACCCCTTGGTCACATCTTCCTTGCATTCGACTATGGGCAGCTGGAAGCGCGGCTTATCGCAATGGCTTCTAAAGATCGCAATCTTTGCAAGTTTATCCTTGATGGTTTCGATATCCATTCAAAATGGCTAAATAATTGTCTGGATATTTATCCGGAGTATTTAGATACCTTAGCAGTAGAAGTCAACCAGACTGATCCTAAGAAAATCCGAAAATATGGACGCGATATCATTAAGACCCATTTTGTGTTTTCTAGCTTTTTTGGCTCAGGCGTCGATAGCATAGCAAGAACTACACAAATCCCCAAGCATCTGGTTGAGCGCTTACAAGGATCGTTCTGGAAAGAGTTTGATGGGGTCAAACGTTGGATCAAGCAGCAGCGCCAGCTCTATGCCAATGAAGGTTCGACTCGCTTCATGATCGGTCTGGAGCGTCATGCAGTCCTATGGGGCAATGAACCGATCAATAATCCCATTCAAAGCTGCGCTGCGGTATTGGTAGTCGAATCCATGAATGAATTGTCCCGCCTGGCCCGGTCGACCGGGGATATGAATTGGCATCCTCGCATCAATATCCATGATGACCTGATCTTCTGCTTGCCTGACGACGAGCGCATGGATCCGTATATCGAAAGGATTATGGAAATTATGGTCAAGGTCCGGTTTGATTGGCAGATTGTCCCGCTCATGGTTGAAGCCCGATGCGGATATTCCTGGGATGACCTGGAAGAATTTATGACCCATACAGGAGACTATGTGCGATGAGATGGTTACTTCTTGCTTTGCTTCCTTGGCCTGCGTTGGCATGTCCGCCGCCCAGCGCATATCTGGCGGGGGAGATTGCAGAAGCATCGCAGCAAATCCCGGTCCTTAAGCTTGCTGGGCAGCGGTTAGTAAGCCTGGGAGAATGGAACCCGAACCTTTCCCCCTGCACCGCCCAGGGCAAGCTTACAGACGGCCAAATCGTATTGTTTGAATATGGGGTCGATGCGCGCGATCAGCTGGCCTGGCTGCGCGTGGACAACATCCAATGAGCGAGACCTATGCGCTGACCCGGGAAGGGGTCGCCAAGACTTTTACTGAATGGCGGATATCTGCATGCGGGTTGAGACCGCGGCTCGCCAAGCAAAACCCGACCATCCGACTTTTCGGGAGATTCCGTTTTGGCAATTGGTCCATCAGGAAATTTGCACCGCTAATAGCATGACCCCCGACCATCTGCATATTTTCATTACTGTCGAAATGCTGGCCATCATCGTCGAAGCGCTGACAGATGTTCCAGCCAATAAGGAGCCAGCATGAGCGAGACTATCATAACTAAATATCGGCCGACCAGCTTTGATGAGATGGTCGGTCACGAAGCTATCCGCCGCGCTTTGGCCGATGCGGTGCTGGGGGGAACCGCCCCGCACGCTTACCTGATGACCGGGCCTGGCGGCATAGGCAAAACCACTACCGCGCGCATCCTTGCAAACATGCTGGAATGCGAGGTACTGGAAATCGATGCAGCATCCAATTCCGGGGTCGAGGAGGCCCGGCAGATCGCGGAGCTTGGCAATCACATGTCCTTAACCGGGGCCGGCCGGCGCATGATTATCGTGGATGAGTGCTTTGCGCCAGGAACAAGAGTAAATACCCCGACTGGTTTTAGCTTTATTGAATCCCTCAAACCCGGTGATTTTATCTTGGGTGCAAAAGGGGCTAAACGAATTAAGCGAACTATAATAAATAGCGTTCCTCTATCACGCATTATGGAATTGCGTTTGGCAAATGGGGCTTCTATAAGGGTTTCGGAAGACCATGCTTTTCTATCCAATACCGGATGGGTAATGGCCAAGGATACTCCACATGTCGAATCAATATCAACAATTTACGCCTACCTACCAAATAAAATGCAAGAAATGTGGGACGAGCTTTACGAGCAAGGGCGCGGGCGCGCGTTACTGCAAAGATTGTTCAGCGCGCATTTGTCCAGAATGCGGCAACCGTTATTGGAGCAATGCGAGCGCATGCTCAAGGATATGCGGCTACGCTATAGCAGCTCGGAAAAGAGGAGGGCCGCGTTCGGAGCAAGTGAAAGCATCCATGCGCATAGCGCAGCAGCGCTTAAGCGCATCCGACGCTGGGCGCAAGAAAGCTGCTCAGTCTTCGCAGCGCATGCTGTCTTGCAATCCTATGAGAAACCCAGCCACAATTTCAAAAATGATGGAGACCAAACGCAAAAATGGAACTTTGACTCCGGCCAAACCTTGGCAAGGCGGGAATGGACGCGGGCCTTCGAAGCCGCAGTTGATGCTGAGCTTAGCGATAGATGGTTTGATGGAGTATGTAGTCCTAACGCGGAATCTTCCAAAAGAGGCGCATTATCCGCACGCTTACAAAATAGATATAGCGATACCATCCAAAAAACTAGCAATCGAGGTGGATGGGGAAAGCCATCGATCTCCGATGCAAAAGGCTTTGGACGCCAAGAAGGATCAAGCCCTGCAAGCATTAGGGTGGAAGGTTCTTCGCATCTCCAACCGGGAGATATTGCGCGGTTGCGAGACAGTGGCCAAACACATTTTGCTAATGGGGTAGAATGCGCTTATTTCTATGATTTGGAAATAGAAGACCACCCATCTTATGGGGTTGAAAATCTAATAGTCCATAATTGCCATACACTAAGCAAACAGGCATGGCAGGCGCTGCTTAAGGTCTTGGAAGAGCCGCCATCGCATTTATACTTTGCGCTATGTACCACCGAGCTTGCCAAGGTGCCGGACACCATTGTCCAGCGCTGC